AGCGGCTTGGCGAACATCAGGCAATGCACGCCCGGCGCCTGCCAGCTCCCGGCCAGGCTGTAGCCTTCAGCGCCACCCACGTCAGCGAAGCGCGCTTCGATCAGCTCCAGGGCGGCAGCATCGAGCGGCAACAGCGACGCGCGGGTCGTCACCAGGCGCACGTCGAAGCCAAGGGCAGCACCGACGGCGGCCGTGTCCTGCCCCACGAATCCAGCAAACAACGGGTGAATCTTCATCATGCCCCCAGGGTCTTCTCGATGGTTTCCCGCGCCTCTGCCAGCCGACGGCGGTAGGTGCGCAAGCTGATCCCCAGGGCGTGGGCGTTTTCGAACTGGCCCACCCCGCGCGGGTCGTATCCTTCAATGCGGCGACGCTCGGCGACCTGCCACCAGCCGGCGCCGTACTCCAGGCGCAACACGTCGGCGCGCATGGGTTCAACGGCGAACATGGCCACGACGGCCGCTTCGATCTTCGCTTCCAGGCTATCCGCCGGCTCGCTGGAACCGCCCGAGCCACCGAAGAAAATTTCGCCCTTGTTGTCGATCAGCTTGGCCAGCATCGAGCGGCCCGAACTGACCAGGGCGCCACCCTGAAAACACCACCGCGCCCATAGCTCAAGGGCGCCGTCTAAGTCGTTGCGTCCGCGCCTTGCCATCCATCCCCCTTAGCCGCCGGCTTCGGGCGTCAGCTTGTGGCCGTTCTTCCGGTCCTGACGACAGGCCGGAAACTTCAGATTGTTCGAACACATGGGCAAATCCAGGATGAAGACCGCACGCGCGCAGACCGAACAGCCCTTCGCGCGTATTTCCTGGGCCTCGACGATCCTGGCCGGGTCACCGTAGGCGTAACCCGGCAGCGCCTGGCTTGGCGGCCTAGCCATCGGCCAGGCTCGACAGCGCGGCCAGAGCCAGCGGCGCACCACCAGCAGACAGGCGGGCCAGCAACAGCTCGGAAAGCGCCTCCAGCGGCTCGCGCACATGACGGAAGCCCGCCATGCCATCGGTGACAATCGGGTCGCCGTGACGGATCACGACCAAGCCCGACGGCATGCCGTAGACGTGCCAGACGGCGCCGCCACGACGGCGCACAAGCTCGGCCTCTTCTTCGGCCAGGCAGTGAACCACCACCACGCCGCCCAGGGCGTTCGGGGCATCCTCCATGCCTTCCAGGGCGTCGGCCAGAATGCGCGCCCGGGTAGCCCCATATTCAGACTTGGGCGTCGCCTGGGCGAACGCCACAAGCTGACCCTTGCCGGACTCGACCAGGCGATCAGCAATCGCCACGCGTTCGGCGACAGTGCCGCCAGACAGTGCAATCAATAACAAAGCATTCCCCTTGCGCCGGGCCTCACTGGCGGGCGCGCTCGATTTTGGTATTGCGCACAGTCTTCAAATGGTCATGCAGGGCGGCCGGTAAAGGCGCCTCGCTTGCCTTAATCGCCAGCTCTACGGCGGCTTCAGCTTCTTCAACAGTCACGTTCGTGGCGCACCAGCGGCGGAATAGCTGCCGGGTCGCCGGGTCATGCGCCAGGTAAGCCGGGCAATTCAGCTCGGCAATAAACCAGTTGATCCACTGCTTATCCGTGGCGAACAGCACCGGGGCGCCCTCGACAATCGGCGCGGCCTCACTGGTGACCATGGCCGCCAGCTCGCCCAACAGGGTCAAGCGCAAGCGGCCGTCTTCGTTGCCACGATTCAGCACGCGGGCTTGATCGCAATACGCCAGGAACTCGGCGGCCGTTTCTTGGTTGCAGCCCACCGCGATCATGAAGTCGCCCCAGGCGACCACCGCGGACGCGGGCGAATCCGGCGTGCTCATGTTCGCGACCAGCTCCACCAGCTTGACCATGCGAGCGAAGCCCAGCAGGCCGAAGCGCTGTTCCAGCTTTCTCGAAATGACCAGCTCGGACAGACCGGCCGGAACCCTGAAACCACGCATCGCAGACCCTCAACAATCAGAACGGCAAACCGGAAACGCCCGGAAGAACAGGGAAAGGCATAAAGCCGTAACAGGCACCACTGCCAAGGCGATGGCGGAACACATAAGCCCCGCAGTCGCAGACATTGGCGCGCCACGGCTTGGACTGCGCCCAGCGGTCTAGCCGGCTCTCGCGGCCGCAGGATGGGCAGGCGGTTATCCCCGGGTATCCCTTGAACCGCTTGCCGCACTGGCGCGAAGTGCAACGGCAGTGCTTTTTGCTCTGCACCGTTGACCTAGAACTTCGCACGCCCTTCCTCCAGCGCCCGCCAGAACGGGTTATAGATGCCGTTGAAATCGACGCGCCCACCGCTCTTTTTCACGATGTTCAGCGCCGAACGAAACGACGGCACCCGCTCGAAACGGCGCCACGAATCCACCGTCCGGCGCTTTTCCCCCAGCAGCTCGGCAGCGGCGGCGGGGCCGTCGCTGGGCGAAAGGCTGTCAATCCAGGGGTTCAGCTCCACAGTAAATCCGTTATTAACAGTATTCGTGTAAATACTGGCCACGGCTTCACGTATTTGCAAGCTGTTTTTAGTGTTATTCACACTTTGCGTGTATATTCCTGACTAAGTTACTTCCCCCGAAACCCCTTCAGGAACTTCAATGTCTGACATCCGCAAGAAGATAGGCGCGCGCCTGAAGTCGTGCCGGGCCGCTAAAGGCTGGACGTTCAACGAAACGGCGGCGCACCTGTCGGCGATCAGCGGGCAGAAGATCATCCCGTCGCGCTATGGCAACTGGGAACTGGCGATCAACACGCCCCCGCTCGAAATGCTGATCGCCCTGGGCGCGCTCTTCGGCAAGCCGCCGGCCTACCTGGGCGCCATCAGTGACGACGACGGCACTGCACCCGAGGCAGGCCGGTTCACCGTGCCCGCCCTGTCCACCGTCCCGACCGCCGGCGGCATGGCCGACCTGGGCGAAGACTTCTATGCACCGCGCATAACCTGGCTCGACGAAATCAAGCTAGACAAGTGCAAGATGCTGCTTATCAGCGCGCCCGACGACAGCATGGGCGGCGTGATCGAGCAAGACGACCCGGTCATGCTCGACCTAAGCGTTACCAACGTGACGCGTGACGACATATTCGCCATCATGGTCGGCGACCGGCCTTGGCTGCGCTGGATCAAGCAACAGCTCGACGGCACCTATTGCATCCAGGCCGAAGACCGCGACCACTACCCCGACCAGGTCATGACCCCGGGCGAACTGGCCAAGCTGCGAATCCTCGGCCGCGTCAAGCTGATTACCCACATACGCTAAAAACTATAACGCCCCACAAAGGGGCTTTTCTGCACACTCAATTTACACTTTAAGTGTAATTAACATGAATACAAGGTAGTATCGCCCCCATGACCACCGATTTGATCGCACGCTTCGACACGCTCGCCATCATTGCCACCAGCAGCGGCGCGCACCCGTTCACCGAAGACGTGCAGCAAGCCCTTTGCATCAAGCTGGAACGCAAGGCCGGCGGCGCCAATGGCATCGCCCACATGATCATGCACGCCATCAATTCCGGTGATACCGACGTGCTCGACCAGGCAGCAGCGGTCGCCTTCGAACTGGCCGAAGAACTCCAGAAGCTGGCGAACATCGCCGGCCAGCTCAAAGCCGCCGGCCAGGCGGCCTAACTCAACACCGACCAAGGAAGACAGACATGCAGGCAGAAATGGAAATTCAGGGCGAAGACGTTGTCGGCGTCCCAGGCCAAGCGCTCACCTGGCGCGAATTGCGTGTCTTAGTCGGCCTCGCCGATGGCGAGAACCCCAACACCATCGCGGCCGCCATCGACGCCGACAAGGTCGCGATTCGCTACATAGAAGCCAGCATCAAGGCCAAGCTCGGCGCCAAGACCCACCCCCACATGATCGCCCGGGGCTTTACCCTCGGCGTACTGTTCCCGCGCGCGTTATGCGTCCTGCTCGCCCTGGCATGCGTCGCCGAAAGCGACTTCGACGCCGTGCGCAACCGCACCCCCAGCCGCTCGCGCGCACCCTCCAACCTCACCCGCCTGACCCGCGCAGGCTCCGGCAGCAGTCGCGGCGGCCACCGCAACACCTCCAGCAGCACCGCCATTGCCGCGCGCGGCGGCTTCGTCATCTTTAGCTAATTCGCTAATTCAATAATTCGCTTGCACTGCGCACCCGCGCGCTTATACTCTGCGCACAGTTAGCTAATTCGCTAATTCTCGCAAAGGAGTTAAGCCCATGGGTTACAAGATCGGTTTCGGCTCGCAGAAGGGCGGCGTCTGGAAATCCACCCTCGCCCGCGCACTCGGCACGGCGTTCGCGGCCAATGACTGGTCGGTGAAAATCGCCGACCTCGACACCAAGCAAGGCACCTGCACCGCCTGGCAACAGCGCCGACTGCGCAACGGCATCACGCCAGACGTGCCCGTCCAGATGTTCGGCAACGTGGCCACCGCCATCAGCAAGGCCGGCGACGCTGACCTGTTGATCTTCGACGGCGCCCCGCACGCCAGCACCGAGACGGTGGAAATCGCCAAGGCATGCGACTTGATGATCCTGCCGACCGGCCTGTCGGTCGACGACCTAGAACCGACCGTCACCCTGGCGAACACCCTGGCCGACAAACACGGCATCGAGCCGCGCCGCATCGTCTTCGCCCTGTGCAAAGCCACCAGCACCGCCGAAGTGCAGGCCGCGCGCGAGTACCTGGGCAAGACCCGCTTTGCCACCCTCGAAGGCTCCATCCAGCACAAGCCCGCCTACAGCCGCGCGCTGGACGCCGGCCAATCGCTGATCGAAACGCCGTACAAGTCGCCGCGCGAACAGGCCATGCAGGTCGTGCAATCGGCCATCGCCAAATTCGAAGAACTGATTTAAAACATTAGCGATTTAGCTAAATCGCTATTATGCT